GATACTTTTAATTCCCCTAAATCGCTATTAGAAATTTCTTCTCTCGCGTAATAGTTTTGATCTGACATCTTCTTTATCAAGTGTTAAGGTTAGTAATTCCATGTACTCATTGTACAGTTCTTGCCGTACTTTATGCGCATGTATTTTAGCATTTGCAATAGTACGATCTCCGTCGTCTGTTAATTTATCTGTAATATACAGATCATCGTCTTCAAGTGCCTGCTCGAGAAAATACCGAACAATACTATCATGACCATTTTCTATAGCTGACGTTAACAAACGTATATCCATAAAGTGCCTAAGATTATTAAAACACTTATCTATAAACTCTTTTGGATATTTAATTTTAGGTTTAGACATAATCTAAGATTTTAAAACATTAATGTAAACTCCAGGTTCCTCTTTACTGTATTCAAACTTTACAAATATTGGAAGCATTTCATCTGCGTTATCATCGTCTATCCAACCATACTTTACCATTTGATCTTGTATTGTCTGAGCGGGATTGATATAATCAAACTTATGCTTGCTCTTGCGTACAAATTTAAATGATATTCTGTAAGGCTTAGATTTACCTTTGATCATTTTAAGAAATTGCTTTTTGTTATCTGTCCACGCGTCTTTACTTTCTTTGTAGTAACGCTGTGTTTGTTTGGATACTATAAAGTATCTCCCTGTCCATCTTCTACCGTTCTTGCTTGACGGGACATTCCCTGGTATAAATATTCCTCTTGGCATACATATTCTATTAGTTCGGCCGCACTTCTAACCCCATTAAGAGCTATAAAGTCCGAAAAATCTTTTACTTTGTAATCAAAGGTATTAAATTTTCCGTTAGTAAAAAATAAAGGCTCAAAGTCATATAACTTTCTATGTCTATTGGCAAAAGATATGCCAGTAGGATCAAAGTCGTATAATATGTAGATTCTTTTAAATCTGTCATACAATTTACTGACAACATCAGTGGGTATGACACAACTCTCAGAAGCAGGAGCAATGGATGGTATATCCCATATATCTAAACACATAACATCTTTTAAAGACTTAGTAATAACTAATGTATCGCCTCCGTTAGGAAGTTGACTAAAACCTTGTAGATCAGATACATTAGTATTACTTAGCCATTTATAAGTTTTACTATATGGTTGGTATATTTTCATTTTACCATCACCAAAGTCGTAAGCATAAATAGGATTGTATTTGGTAGCACTTACAATTAGCTCTCCATTAATAAACACATGTTGTGCCGCTTTAACGTTAAACTTATTTAATATGCTACAGTCAATCCCATACTTAGACCAGAATGTCTTATCCTCATTAGAATTCCAAGGACGTGATTTAATTTGAATAGTAGTAGTAGACTCTTGTATATTTTCAAACTCTTTTACATGCTCACCAATATAATTTTTAGTGGGAGTAAAAAATGAAGTAGTAGATATTCCTAATTGAAAGTCATTATCCACAAGCCGATACGTGTCAAATCTTTTAAGCCCGTAGAACTTAGTAAGAAATGCGAAACAATCGCCGGTATCGCCTGTGCTGAAATCTTTAAAAAAATATTTACCGCTATTATGTTTAAAAACTGTAAAAGAAGGAGATTTATCTTTACGAAGGGGAGAGCACATAGCTCTCCCTATCTTAAAATCTTTGCCTATATAGTATGAGAAGATGTCTAAACAGTTAATTCTGTTTAAAATCTCATCATCTGTTAACTCTACTATTCGGCTACCGTACATTAGAACGGCATTTCGGCTCCGCCTGTTGCTACTACAACTTCAGGCGCCGCTGTTGCTGCATCTGGTTCAGGTTTAACTAACTTCTTCTTATTCCAGTCTGAAATATAGATGTTAGTTTTATCTGCAGGTATCTCCATACCTTCAATAAAGTTAGGAAACTTAGGCAATGAGGCATATTTACCACGGTAAATAAACAACATTCTAAACTTTCTACCTTGGAATTTTTGTCCAAACAAAGCTACAACTTTGTGGCCATAGTCCTCAAAGCTTGATACATCTGCGATAGCAAACTCTGATTCATCCATACATTTAGTGGCGATATGTTTAACGCGGCGAGACACATCTGTAGCTTGCTTTTCTACATCTCCAAAATCTGGGTTAGCGGGGAATTCTGCATGCTTAACTGTTGCACCATTACCTTGCTTGAACTCAAAGTCTAGTCTACCGCCCTTGTCTGTGTTCATAGTTACACTTACTAATTCGCAGTTCTCTACGATACCTACTTGTGGCATTACTCCACCTGTGTTGTTACTTTCTACGTTAGTTCCGTACATTTTCTCTCTTTTTAAGAATTAATTACTAAATTACTACTGATAAGCTTCGATAGCATTTGCTACCAATGTTAAGTCGTTTGGAATTTTAACAGATCCAAACATGTCCTTCGGGGTTTTACCAGTGTTGGTACCGTCATTTTGTGTAATAAACGAATATTCCATACCGTTTTCCCCCTTCGTTACGTCTGTATACAATACAATTGTAAACATACCCTCGAGAGTAACTACATTGTCCATCATCTTACCGATAGTCTTTGCTTTTGTTACTTTGTTACCATGTGCATCAAAGGTAACTTCCGAGTGCATCATAAACACAACTAATAAATCCTCTCGCATAGCTTTAACTGCATTGATAACTGACCAAGCATTCTGAGCAATCTCAGTAAACTTCTTGAAGCCAGTCTCGTTAGCTCTACGCATGTACTCATTAGCCATAGTGTATTGATAATCATCAACAATAATCGTCTTTATCTCAGGACGTTTCTCGTTAATGTAATTCAAGCATCCGAGAATCTCATTGGATACGTCTGTTGAACAGAAGTTACCATTAGGATTATCTTTGCTGAATATAGGATATTTAGTCTTCCATCCTTTGAATGGCAGCGCCTTACGGGCCACGTTTACAATGAATGTTGACTCAGGGTTTAAGTTTTCAATTGAGGTGGATTTCCCTGTTCCACTCGCGCCAACTATTAATACTTCTTGTGCCATTAATCTTCTGTTTTTACTTGGTTTATATTGATTCTTGTTCTAGATGCTCTATACCCCATCTACTTCCTCTAAGCTCTGTGTGTTTTTCTTGAAGTTTACGACGACATCGACTCACCCCTTCAAATGAAGGATAAATCTTATCGTGTAAACCTTTTAAGAAATCTTTAGTGCTTAAATCATGTATATTGACATTGTATGACAATAATACAAAAGCGTATAGAACATAATCGCAATCCCTTGCTTTAGGTTTGTTCAGAAGAATTACTGACACCTTCTTCTCGTACTTCTTGATTTTCATTACTTGAATAAGTTGCAGGATTAGCGTCTAATATTTGATTATGAGCCAAATCATTCTGCATCAAAGCAATACAAGGCTCGCCCTCCCTAACCTTCAGATAATGCCAAAATATAGCATTAGCTGTAGGCCATCTCTTGGGGCCGTACGCCCTAATACCAAGCATTTCAGGTCTGTGTGATACCATTACAATATCTGAATACATGTAACATGCATCTGCACCAAAAATATCTTGCTTTTTAGGGTAGTGCAAATCAGGGTTCTGGATACGCTCTGATGCCTCAATGTTACGGTTCATTTGTGATATTAGAATAAACGCTACCCTAATAACCTTTTTTAATCCGTTAAACATAGCCATCAAATCATAGAGTAAATCTCTATCTTGTGCACCGCCTGCCTTCTTTACAAGTAAAGTATGATCTAACATAATTATAACTGGCTTGCCTTTCTCTTTAGAAAAAGCTAATATAGTTGCTTCTAAAGATTTAACACTGCCAGGAATATCTACGTAGTTTATATCATACTTATTTAACTTGCGAGTCTCTTGTACAGCGTTCATATAATAGTTATCATTAAGCTGAAAACTTTCTGATGCACTATATAACTGCTGTGTCGTAAGATTCATCTTATTACTAAGCTTACGACCTATTAATCTTGAAGATAACATCTCAAAGTTAAATGATAGTATTGCAAAATCGTCAGTTTGATTAAGATCTTTTAATCCTGTTTCTAATTGGCCGAGTATTGCAGTTTTACCGCTACCAGACATACCAGCAATAGTTGTGATAGTCTGCCATTCTATTCCACCCATAGATATGTTGTTAAACTTTTTCCAGGGGGTGGCTAGGGATTTAATCTCGCCTTTTCTTCTACCATCTATATAGCGTAATGCTGCATTAGATGCTTTAGAAATGTGGCGCCAAGGTAATGCTTTATGTTCCTCGTTCATATTAAATCTCCTCCGTATTCTTCTTCGTCTTGTACTGGTTCGTTGTGTTCTGTATCTTCATACATAGTCCAAGCTTCTTGGTTTATATAGGATGACATCATTTTCCAACGAGGACGAAATTCATTAATCCAGCTTGCACGTTTTCTATCTTCTTTCTCATTTTCTAGAGCTTTTAAAATAGTTTCGTGTAAATCTGGGTTCTTGGTAATAAGCGCAGTATATCTTAGTTTATTACGCTTTTTGTCATTGTGTAAGGGCCTACTTTGATCCTTCATAGGATAAGCAGCTACAAACTGATTCCAACAATCTTCGCATCCTCTAACCGTAAATAAATCCAACGCTTTTTGACGGAGAGTAAGAGTTTCATCGGGCATTATTTTCACAAAGCCGCGTTCTTGCAATTTACTTCTATCAATAGGTAAGATTTCTAGGTATTTGTTAAGCTGTTTGCTGTTCTCACTCTTAATGAGCAAGTATACGAATTCGCTCGGAGTCAGTTTGTTGCCCTTTAACTTGGTTAAGTTTAAAGACACTTTCATTGCAGTTTAAATATTTATCTAGTTCTTCTTCAGTTAAACTTATCAAAGCATCATCTGATAAGCATCTTA